TGGCCAAAATGGGTAGGGGTTACATTTTCTGCTGAAAAAAATTCACAAAGACACTTTAAATTAACAAATGGATGTGAGGTTAAAGCCGTAGCAACATCCACCGATGCCTTACGTGGTTACACACCAACAATATTGGTGTTTGACGAGGCAGCATATATCGAGGCAGATGGTGACTTTTGGGCAGCTTGTATGGCATCTTTATCAACAGGAGGTAAGGTAATAGTCATTTCAACCCCAAATGGTTATGACCCAATATACTATGAAATTTTTGACCAAGCACAAAAAGGGATGAACGATTTTAAAATCTCCCCAATGGTTTGGTATAAAGACCCAAGATATAATAAAGACTTACAATTGGTTAAATGTGATGACATTATTCATTATTTTTTGAATCGTGAGGAACATTTAAATGATGAAGTAATTGATTTTTCAGACAAAGTTAAAGACTATGTTGAAGTTAATTCTTTAATTGGTCAAGGTTACAAACCAACCTCATCTTGGTATGAGAAAATGGTTAAAAAACTTAAATACGACAAACGTAAAGTTAATCAGGAATTAGAATGTGCTTTTTTAGGTTCTGGTGATAACGTATTTGATAGTAGACTTACTGAAGACATTAGAGCCAATATGGTTAGAGAACCACAAGGTAAGATGGTTAGTGGTGGATTATGGATATGGAAAGACCCACTTGAAGGTCATAGGTATATTATGGGAGTTGACGTAAGTCGTGGCGATAGTGAAGACTATTCTACGTTTCAAATTATTGATTTTGAAACAAGGGAACAAGTTGCTGAATATATTGGAAAACTTCCACCTGACACTTTGGCGGAACTATGTTATAAATGGGGAACTATGTATTCAGCATTTATTGTTGTTGATATTACAGGAGGTATGGGTGTCACTACGTCAAGAAAATTACAAGAATTGGGTTATAAAAATTTATATATTGATGGATTAGATTCGACAAATAGATGGAAATATGACCCAAAAATGAATGAAAAAATACCAGGAATTAACTTCAATAATAAACGAGTTCAAATAATTGCGGCATATGAGGAATATTTAAGACACGGGTTTAAGGTATATTCATCAAGATTGTTAAACGAGATGAATACTTTTGTTTATGTTAATGGAAGACCTGACCACCAAAAAGGACAACACGATGACCTAATTATGTCAATCGCAATTGCTTGTTACGTTGGTGAAAATTCATTTTCTTCTTTAACCAAAGTTACAGAGCAAGCAAAAACTATGTTAGAGTCTTGGTCAGTTGCCGAGAATGAAAATGTATCAAAAAGTATAAACCAAAATACATACGTCCCTTCGTATGTTGTTGGAGGACAAAACCACCCTATGGAGTTTTCAAGAGAAGACTACGCAAAATATGGTTGGTTGTTTGGAAGTAGAAGATGATGTATTTATAAAAAAATGAATAGGGTTAAATTTTAATATGGAAAATAATCAAAAATTAACAGTTTGGCAAAGATTATCGCAGACATTCGGTCCAAATTCTTTATTAGGTCAAGACTATCCAGTCTACAAATTTGATAAAAAAGAATTACTAAAAACCACGTCAAAAGGTGAATATGATTTAGCAAAACTACAAGCACAACAAACATTTTATCTCGCTAACCAGTGGGCTAAAATTGAAAATAATTTATATACTCAAGGAGTATATTTTGAACCCACTAGATTGGCATCATATTATGATTATGAATCTATGGAATATACTCCTGAAATTTCGGCATCTTTAGACATTTATGCTGAAGAATCCACAACCCCTGACCAAAATGGTCATATGTTACAAATATATTCTGAGTCTAAAAGGATTAAATCAGTATTAACTGATTTGTTCAATAATGCATTGGATGTCAATACTAACTTACCTATGTGGATAAGAAATGTTTGTAAGTATGGTGATAACTTTGTTTACTTACGATTAGACCCTGAAAAGGGTGTCGTTGGGTGTTCACAACTACCTAACATTGAAATCGAAAGGATTGAAAGAGGAATGAAGGGAAAATCTAATTTGGATAATGCTGACGTAGAGACAAATGGTTTAAAGTTTGTTTGGAAAAATAAAGAAATGGAATTCAATACTTGGGAAATTGCACATTTTAGATTGTTAGGTGATGATAGAAAACTTCCTTATGGTACATCGATGTTAGAAAAAGCGAGACGTATTTGGAAACAATTATTATTGTCTGAAGATGCAATGTTAATTTACAGAACATCTAGAGCACCTGAGAGAAGAGTATTTAAAGTATTTGTGGGTAATATGGATGACAAAGATATTGAACCATATGTACAAAGAGTTGCCAATAAATTTAAAAGGTCTCAAGTTGTTGATAATAAAACGGGTAATGTGGATATGAGGTTTAATCAAATGGCGGTTGACCAAGATTATTTTATTCCTGTTAGAGACCCAGCGGCACCAAATCCAATTGACACATTACCCGGAGCTACAAACCTATCTGAGATTGCAGATATTGAATACATCCAAAAGAAACTACTTACTGCACTTCGTGTACCTAAAGCATTTTTAGGGTTTGAGGAAGTGGTTGGGGATGGTAAAAACCTTTCATTACTAGATATTCGTTTCGCTAGAACTATCAATAGAATTCAAAAGTGTGTATTGGCAGAATTAAATAAAATTGCAATTATCCATTTGTTCTTATTAGGGTTTGAAGATGAACTTAACAATTTTAATTTAATGTTAACCAACCCATCTTCTCAGGCAGACTTGTTAAAAATTGACATTTGGAAAGAAAAAGTTGTATTGTATAAAGATGCGGTCACACCAATTGAAGGTATAGCACCGACCTCAGTATCTTGGGCTAAAAAAAATATCCTTGGGTTTTCTGATGAAGAAATTAAACTTGATATCCAACAACAACGTGTTGAGAAAGCCGTTGCGGGTGAGTTAGCGGCAACTGCTGAGGTTATAAAACATACAGGATTATTTGATAATATTGACAAGTTGTATGGGTCAACAAGTGGGACTACTACAACACCTGAAGCTGGAGGTGGTGAAGCTGGAGGAGGCGGAATGCCTAGTGGTGATTTAGGAGGGGGATTAGGTGAACCAGCGGCAGAACCTACACCTGAACCAGCGGCAGAACCAGCAGGAATTACACCCGAGTCAAAGGAAAAACAATTAAACATCTTACTAGAAACAATGGATGATGATTATTTTAATTTTGATAAAAGTAGTGACTCGTTAACTGAAATGGAAAATAAACTAAATAAATTGCTTAAAGATTAAAAATGTCAACTCCACTCCCGACGGGAACAATACCCCTAACACCAACACCATCTAGTACCCCATTGATTCAGTTCAAAGGGTTATATGTAAATGACTATGATACAATAATTAATAATGGTTCAGAAAAAAATAATTTAAAAATATTCACAGAATATTTTGGTTTTAATGCGTTATATTTTTATGATTTAACACCCATATTAGCTAGTAGTTCAGGTCGTACAAATGTTAGGGCTTATAACGTTTCTGTTAGAGAATCGGGAGTATTGGAAGTTGGTGGTATTGGGGGTAGTAGTAATACTTTGGTTGGTACTGGAACAACTGGAAATAATTCACGTTATTTCTTTAATACGGGTTGTACTAGTTCGGCAGAAACTTTTAATGTATTTAATTTAGAGAATGAATTTTGGAATTATCCTGATAATGTTGGGACAGTTCCGTTTTTAACATATAGGGATGAAATGTTACAAGTGTCTGCAGTTACATCAGGTACTAATGTTACTTTTGATGCTTATATTGGACTGATAAGGGATGAGACTTCGGCTTATACCCCATCACAAATTTCCACGTTTTTAGTTAATAGAACAGATAGGATTTTGTTAACTTGTTACATAACAACCAATCAATTTACGGCAACCACAAATTATGGATTAACCACAATTGATGAAGAATTAGAATTATTAGGTTATGCGGCATCAGGGTCAAATAGGAATGTTGAAATAATAATAATTTATCATGGTGGAACTTCATATATGCACTCATACTTTGAGGAGTTTGGATTTGAACAGGCATATCTAAATTTTAAAAATGCTTACGATAATTGGGTGTCTCCCGCAAAAAGTAATATAGAGCTAAAGGGTTATATGATATATGGATACCAACAAGTTAAAGACATTCCTGTATTTGTAACCCCAACACCAACGGTAACTAGCACCAAAACCTTAACACCAACGGTAACTCCGACTAAAACAGTTACTCCAACTAGAACCGCAAGTGCAACACCTACTGTAACTAAGACACCTACACCTACACCGACAAAAACAACTACACCAACATTAACCGCAACTCCAACTAGAACCGCAACTCCAACAAGTACCAATAGTTGTTTATGTTATAATTTACAAAATACGACAACAACAACAAAAAATGTCACATATACCAATTGTAATAATGTTTTAACAACAATCATAGTACCATCTAATTTTACAAGTAATAATTTTTGTGCGAAATCTGTACAAAATATGTCAGGTATTATAATTAATACGGTGGGCTCTTGTTTAAATAATTCTTGTCAACTATATCCGACACCAACACCAACGCTAACTAGAACTGTAACCCCGACAAATACATTTGGATTAACACCAACAAATACCTCAACACCATCAAGAACACCTACTTTAACACCTACAAACGTCTGTATTTGTTATCGTGTGAGGAACAATACCGTAACCACAAAAACTTTTTCTTATTTAGGGTGTAATGGAGGGGCATCTAATACTTTTGTATTACCAAATTCATTTAGTAATAATTTCTGTGCTAGACAACTACCAGTAGTTACTACAGGACTCCAAGTATTATATGTCGGGACTTGTGTAAACGGAAATTGTTCACCAGCACCAACACCAACACCAACATTGACTAGAACGGCAACTCCAACTAGAACGGCAACTCCAACTAGAACAGCGACCCCAACTAGAACGGCAACCCCAACTTTAACGAATACCCCAACTAGAACTACAACACCTGGAATAACCCCAACCTTAACAAATACTCCAACAAGGACAGGAAGTCCAACACCAACTAGAACAAGCACACCAACACCAACTAGAACAAGTACACCAACACCAACATATAATTGTTTGTGTCATCGTTTACAAAATACAACAACAAGTGCGATAGTAGTAACTTATACCAATTGTTCAAATCAAAGCACTAATATTGTAGTTGGTGCCAATACCACAACTTCTAATTTCTGTGCTAGTAGTGTACCAAATGTGTCAGGAATTATAAAACAAACTTTAGGGTTATGTGTAAATAATCAATGTGCATTAACACCAACACCCACAGCGACAAGAACAAGTACTCCAACACCAACAAGGACTATAACACCTACACAATCTTTTAATCCAGTACCAACCGTGACACCAACAAGTAATTGTTTATGTTTTAAAGTTGTCAACACTGGACAAACTACAGGTGTTATTACATTTACGCAATGTAATGGAAATACCAAAAATGAAGTAGTTCCGGCAAATAGCGGAACTCCAAAATATTGTAAAGTTGGTAATATAAGCGGATTAACGGCTAATATGGCAGTGGCTTTTTACGGGGCTTGTATTGGTGGAGTTTGTCCACAATAATTTAATCGTAAATTGATATATTTATAAATAAAAAAATGAAAATAGGTCTAATAAAATCAAAAGTTGAGAAGATTCTAGTTGAATCTATGTCTGATAACACCTTTAAAGACAAGATTAAAACTTTTAAGTCTTTAGTTTTAGAGGATAAAAATATTGCAAAAGCATTTTATCTTTACGATATTATGGATAGAAAAAGAGGACTAAATCCAAACGATGCAGATTTATTCATTAATGAGTGTATCAGACAATTTGAGAAATTAAATTTTAACTCCAAAAAAATTTTACAACTTGAGAGTTGGGTAAAGGAAATTCCCACTGAGTCTAACACATATGAGATTATAGATAATATTTTTAATGAGGATTTGGATATTGAGAAAATTTTAGAGGCAAAAAAAACAATAACTAAAAAAATTATTTTAAAGGATAAAAAAACTGACACACCTAGTATACCTTTAAATAAAGTTTATGAGATAGCCGAAAACACTACTAAGGAGTATTTGTCAGATTTATCTGAAAATGAACTAAAAACTTTAAATAAGTATTTGACACTAACTGAATCTGAAATAGTATCTAAATACGATTTATTATCTGAAATGACTATTGAAAAATTAGACGAATTGGTCTCTATTTCAGACACACCAACTAAAGAAAAAATAACTGAGACAATTGAGAGAATTAAAACTGAACCAAAAAATCAGATTAATTTAATGAAATTGCGTCAATTATTTAATAATCTTTAAAATTTTTGTTTTTTTTATAATTGTTAACTATATTTTGATACAAATAAACAAGTATTAAAATGGTTAATGAAAAAAGGAAAAAGTATTAAACTTACAGGTTATAAGTCATTTAAAGTAAGTTACGGAACAGTAGATTTTAAAAATCTTAAATCAGTATATCTAAACATTCAATCTTGGGTAGAACCAAAAGATTTCATAGAAAACGCTGAAAAAATAATTAATCATCTTACTAGAACAATTAAATTAACAATAGGTGATTTAATTGATAGAAATTTATTTGAATCAAATTTTATATGTGATATGGATTTGAGGTCTAGTGGGGTGATGTTTGGTAAAAAGTCTTTTATGAATCTAGAATGTGTATTTTACACAACTAAACACTATGATTTTAAATGTTTAGAATTAAAAAATCATATGAAAAAGATTACTGATTCAGTTATAAAATATTGTCTAAAAAACAATAAACATTTCAATTTTTCTATTTCTAAAAAAGAGGACTTTGAAGTTATTCGTAATTAATATATTTATAATAAAAAATATAAGATGAATAATTTAAAAATATTAGGACCTACTGATTCTGGAAAAGGTATCCTAATTGAATACGACGCAGGATACATCAACCCTAGAGAAAATGGAAATGCTGAGATAATAAAAGAAAATAAAAATTTTTTAGATTACTCTAAACCATTTGAGTTTTACGCAGTACTACAGAAATATAATACTCCAAATAGAAACGGAAGGGTTTACCCTGAAAAAATTCTTAAAAGAGAAGCTGAGAACTATAAAAAAATGATTGCTAAGGGTGTTTCACTTTCTGAGTTGAATCACCCTGAATCATCATTAATAGATTTAGATAGAGTTGCACACATCATAACAGATGTGTGGTGGGATGGTAAGATTTTAATGGGTAAATTAAGATTGTTAACCTCACCAGGTTTTCATGAAAGAGGTATCTGTTCAACTAAAGGAGATTTAGCCGCAAATTATTTAAGACAAGGTGTAACCCTTGGTATTTCTTCTCGTGGTGTAGGGTCATTAAAAAAGGTCGGAGAACAAAATGAAGTACAAGATGATTTTGAATTAATATGTTTTGACCTAGTATCCTCCCCATCAACACCCGGGGCTTATTTATTCTCAAATCCTGAGGATAGAAATAATTTTGAGGAGAATTTAGATGAGGAAAACAAAATGAAAGCATCTAGAACTCTAACAGGTGGTGAAGATTCTGCAAATAAATCTTTAGATTTAATGAAAAAACTTTCCGCATACCTTGATAGGTAATTTTAATTGTCGTATATTTTTAAAAAAATAAATTATGGAAATGGACGAAAAATATTTTGTGGCAAAAATTCAGTATGATTTGCCAGATGAAAACTCAGGAAAAATTAAAAAGGTAAGAGAAGAAAAACTCGTAAAGGGTTATAATGTAACAGACGTGGAGGCAAAAGTTACTAAAGCGTATGAATCCTTTAGTTATGATTGGAGAATTACTTCAGTTGCTGAAAGTAAAATCGATGAGATTTTCGAATAAATTATAATCGTATTTAATGTTTTCAAAAGGAGGTTTTTACCTCCTTTTTTTATTTTATAACATATTTATTATCTAGAATTAATCAAAAATTAATTTTTTATAAAAAATAACATATTTATAAAGAAAACATAAAATGAGTGATAAAAAATCATTAGTCGAAGAAGCGGTACTCCAAATGAAAAATTTGGAAGATGTAATCGCTGAGAATGCAAAAGGAATACTTGCTTCAACAATGAAGGAAGAAATCAATGAACTAGTAAAAGAATCCTTAAAGGAACAAGACGACGAAGAAATTGATGTTGACACTATGGATGTTGATGATGCTGCAACAATGGATACCGATGAGGTTGATATTGATAATGTAG